GGTAGGTCAAGCTAGTGTGTACGCGAAGCCTCACACAATGAGTGGCGCGGCTACTAAAGCTGGTTTGCCTACTAAGACTGGCGCGGCTGTGATGGACAGTACAAACATCTCCGTTGCTGGCATAAGCAAGGGCAACTACCCTCCAGAGAACCGTCATGGCGAACAAACCATGCGCGGATACGGTGCTGCGACCAAGGGCATTAAAACTCGCGGTCCTATGGCTTGAGGTAACGGATGAACTACACCGAGTTGACCGCTGCGATCTGCGATTACACGCAGAACTTCGACACTGATTTCACTGACAACATTCCGGTGTTTGTTGAACAGGCGGAGCAGCGCATCTACAACACGGTGCAGTTCCCTTCGATTCGCAAGAATCAGTACTCCGCGATAACAGCGAACAACAAGTACGTGTCTCTACCAAATGACTTTTTGGCTGTGTACTCGTTAGCTTTGATAACAGGCGCTACTGGCGCAAACTTAGACACGGGCACGTACGAGTATTTGCTCAACAAGGACGCAAACTTTATCCGCCAAGCGTATCCAACGCCAAATTCTACGGGCGAGCCAAAATACTATGCTTTGTTTGGGCCAACAATTCTTAACGCAACGATTACAAACGAGTTGTCACTCATCCTCGGCCCAACGCCTGATGCTACGTACTACGTGGAATTGCACTATTACTACTATCCTGAGTCGATTGTTACCGCAAGCACGACATGGCTAGGCGACAACTTCGATACAGTGCTGCTGTATGGCAGCTTGGTTGAGGCGTACACGTTCATGAAGGGCGAGACTGACATGCTGGCTTTGTATGACGGAAAGTACAAAGAAGCGTTGATGCTGGCTAAACGTCTGGGTGATGGTATGGAGCGTCAAGACGCATACCGATCTGGTCAATATAGACAGGCAGTCACATGACCATAGCTCAGACATCTACGACCAGCTTCAAGGTAGAACTGCTGCAGGCGGTTCACAACTTTGGTCCAACGTCGCCCAACACTTTCAAGATTGCGCTGTACACAGCAGCAGCAAATATTGGCCCCGCTACGACTGTCTACACAACAGACGCAGAGGTGGTTGGCACGGGCTATACGGCAGGGGGCAACACGCTTGTCATCTCTCCGAGCCCGACTTCAGGAGATAATAACCTAAGCGTGCCTACTGCCTACGTCAGCTTCTCCAATACGTCTTGGGCCAATTCATCGCTCACGGCTCGTGGCGCTTTGATCTACAACAGCACGCAGGGTAACAAGTCCGTGGCGGTGCTGGATTTTGGTGCGGATAAGACTACAGTCAACGCTACGTTTTTAATCACCTTCCCCGCTGCCTACGCTTCCAGCGCAATTGTGCGAATTTCATAAGGACCAACATGCTTGTAACCACAACCAAAGGCGAAATGGACGATTCGTTGCTTGAAAAGCGAGAGGGCAACGTGGATAATGACAACGAAACCACAACGTGGGTTGAGTACTGGTTGGACGGAGAACTTGTACACCGATCCGCGCATGTTCGACTGAAGAAAACCGTAACGCTCACTAGCTCAGTGGCATCTTTTTAAGGAAATATCATGGCCAATACCCAATCAATGTGCACTTCTTTTATGGAACAACTTATGCTCGGCGAGCATCAGCTTGGTGCTGCAACGCTTACCTCACGCGGTAGCTTGACTGCTCCCACTACAGATACGCTCAAAGCGGCGCTGTATTTGGCATCAGCAACAATGAACGCTTCTGCTACTGCTTACACGGCAACCAACGAAGTGTCCGGTACGGGCTACACGGCTGGCGGCGTCACGGTAACAAATGCCACGGCTCCAACATCGACCAACTCGTCCGCAACTGCGGGTGTGGCGTTCTTCACGCCTTCAGCTTCGATTGTCTATACCACAGTGACACTTTCTACGGCTTTTGACGCTGTGTTGTTGTACAACTCGACTCAGAGCAACAAAGCTATTAGTGTCCACACGTTTGGCTCCCAAACCATCACGGCTGGCACGTTCACATTGACGATGCCTGCCAACTCAACTTCGGCTGCGTTAATTCGCTTGGCAACAACCTAAGCGGAGGCGGCGTAAGCCGTAGACCATGTTTGGTATATCCGCATTCGCAGAGGCCCCGTTTGCTGCGCTTGACAAACTTGTAGTCGCCGCCGCCCTGACGGGCGTGTCTGCGTCTGGGGATGTTGGGTTTGTAACAGAAGACAGCGCTGTTGCTTTGTCAGGTGTAGCGGCATCCGGCCTTGTTGGAGGGGTGATCTATAACGAGTCAGACGCAGTACTTACCGCTGTAGCCTCGGGGTTCGTTGGTACTGTAGCCCCGGCTCTCACTGTTGCTCTTACGGGTGTAGCTGCATCTGGACAAGTCGGGTCTATTGAACGGCTCGTGAGTGAGTCTCTAACAGGCGTAGCTGCATCAGGAGCGGTTGGGTCTGTTGGAGCGCAGCGTTCGATTGCCCTAACGGGTGTAGTGGCTGACGGCATTGTTAACGGCGTTGGCGTACCTCTGTCTGGTGTACCGGCTTCAGGCGTCGTGGGGTCTGTAACTCCAAGCCAATCTGTAGCGTTGTCTGGTGTAACGGGGTCTGGTGAAGTTGGTACAGTAAGCCCCAGCATTACCAAGGCACTGACGGGGGTAGCGGCTTCCGGAGCGGTCAGTACAATGCCACCGGGCAAAGAATTTGCGCTAACAAGTACCTCGGCAGCAGGAAGTGTTGGTACCGTTGGGCTTGCTACAAGGTCTCTAGCTTTGTCCGGGGTTCAAGCTTCAGGCGCGGCTGGAAATGTAATCGCCGTTTATTGGATTCTGGTAAATAATGCGGAAACATCCAACTGGGCGTTGGTTGAAACGGATTAAGGACATATATGGCACTCGTACTTGCGGATCGCGTAAAAGAAACAACCACCACGACGGGTACTGGAACAGTGACGCTTCTTGGTGCAGCACCGGGGTTTCAGTCTTTCGCGGTGATTGGTAACTCCAATACCACCTACTACACGATTGCCGGTCAAACCACATCTGAGTGGGAAGTCGGGATTGGTACGTACACCGCTTCGGGCACAACCTTAGCCAGAACAACGGTGCTGTCAAACAGCGCAGGTACACAACCAACCGCGCTTACATTTTCAGCAGGCACAAAAGACGTATTTGTTACCTACCCTTCCAGCAAATCAGTCAATCTTGACGCCTCTGGGAATGCTACCGCTCTGGGAACACCTGCGTCGTTCGTTGGAACAAATATTACAGGCACTGCTTCGGGCTTAACCGCTGGCAATGTTACGACCAACGCCAACTTGACAGGCGATGTAACCTCGGTGGGCAATGCAACAAGTATTGCTGCCGGGGTGATTGTCGATGCAGACATTAACGCATCAGCCGCTATTGTTGATACAAAGCTGGCGACAATTTCTACGGCGTCAAAAGTCAGCAATTCAGCTACTACAGCAACATCAGCAAACACCGCCAGCGCAATCGTTGCGCGTGATGCAAGTGGGAACTTTACAGCCGGTACGATTACAGCTTCTTTGACGGGCAACGCATCTGGTTCAGCAGCTACGTTTACTAGCACTTCACAGAACTCACAGTTCAATTCAATTGGTGTAGGTACAGCGGCATCCACCACAGCAGGTGAAATTCGTGCAACCAACAACATCACAGCCTACTACTCGGACGACCGTTTTAAGACTAACCTCGGCAACATACCTGATGCGCTGGCTAAAGTTCTGACGCTCAACGGCTTCTATTACGAAGCCAACGAGCTTGCACAGTCTTTTGGTTACGAGAAGATTTTGGAAGTTGGTGTATCCGCGCAGCAAGTTCAAGCAGTTCAGCCGGAAGTTGTGGTTCCAGCCCCAATTGACGAGAATTACTTGACTGTTCGCTACGAGCGCTTGGTACCCCTGTTGATTGAGGCCATTAAAGAACTGAACGCCAAGGTCACCGCGCTAGAGCAAGTCGTGGCAAAATCAACGCAAGGATAATCATGGCAAGCACCTACTCCTCCTCACTGCGAATTGAGCTGATTGGCGCTGGCGAACAAGCCGGTACGTGGAATACCACGACCAACTCTAACCTCGGCACACTCATTGAGTCGGCTATTGCTGGGTATGTGTCGGTGTCCGTTACCTCGGCCAACCAAGCCTTCACTGCGCTGGACGGTGCGCCTGACCAAGCGCGAAATGCTGTCATTGCACTGACTACCACGACCACCGCCAACTTTGCCGTCTACGCTCCCCCGCAGGAGAAGACATACATCATCTACAACACGACTGCCTACACAGCGACGATCTACAACTCCACGGTGCTGGGCAACACAACCGCAGCGGGTGCAGGCATCGCAGTCCCAGCAGGTAAGAAGCTGGTTGTTTTTAGTGACGCAACGAATTTCTACACCGTCGAAGCCGCCAACCTGACCGGGGTTCTGGCAGTTGTCAACGGCGGCACGGGCGTAACTACTTCTACCGGCACAGGCAACACCGTCCTGAGCACCAGCCCGACATTAGTCACACCCATTCTTGGAACCCCTACATCCGGCACACTGGACAACTGCACAAGCAACACCGAGACATTTGGTACAAACAACACACAGCTTGCAACCACGGCGTTTGTTCAGGCAGCGCTTCAGGCACTGCACCCTGTTGGGTCTATCTACACGGCCGTTATATCTACCAATCCCGGTACACTGTTTGGCTTTGGCACTTGGACAGCCTTCGGCGCTGGCCGCGTCATGGTCGGCCTTGATGCTGGCAACGTCCTGTTTGACACGGCTGAAGAAACTGGCGGCGCTGCGGATGCTACATTGCCAAGCCACACGCACACGGCAACATCAACTGTTACTGATTCGGGGCATACCCATCAAGTCCAAGGCGGTACAGGTTTTGGCGTTCCAGCTGGGGGTGGGGTGGTTGCGGTAAACAACGCTACTGGCGGAATTGCTGCAACAACTGTATCGGCGGTTACAGGCATCACAGTCGCCACAACGAATGCTTCCGCTGGCACAAGCGGCACAAACGCCAACTACCAGCCCTACATCACTGTATATATGTGGAAACGGACTGTGTAAATTGTGGACTTCCTGCCACTGCCACCGTTTACAAAACGCCGTAAGGAGCGAACATGACGCTACCAGTCGTACCCGGCAATTCGATGTCGTTCTCTCAGATCAACACTGAGTTG